CCCCACCACAACCGCCACCTACGTGTTCAGCATGGAAAGCAGATTACTATGAGGGGCAGCCTCCACTAACTGGCGTAATCCAACTTACTCGCTGCGAGACGGCAATCAATAACAATTGGGGTAACGGTTCGCCTGCTCCCTCAATCCAGAGTGATAACTTCTCTGCGCGATGGGTTGGTACATTCAACTTCAATGCTAGTGACTATCGGTTTACTGTACGTGCCGACGATGGTGTACGCCTGTATGTCGATGGTGTACGGGTAATCAATCAGTGGATTGCACAGTCTCCAACGACGTATACGGTTACTCGTACTATTACCGCCGGTGCGCACGGAATTATGGTTGAATACTTCGAGAATGGCGGCGGTGCTGTTATGGAAGCATCCTGGGCAGTTGTTACTGTTCCACAATGCTCCAACGGAGTAAACGACGATCCGGCTGAGGATACTCTCATCGACCTAGCAGACCCAGGTTGTACAAGTGCGTCCGATACTTCGGAGTCTCCTAATCCACCGCCGCCACAGACGGGGTTTCCGAACGCATCCAATACAGGCCCCACAGGAACGCTTACGAACGTCAGTGGCAACCTGACGATTACAACGGCGGGCACGGTGATCCAGAATCAGAATCGGACGGGCTGCATCAACGTGCAGGCGAACAACGTCACGATCCGCAACTCGGAGATTCACTGTGTCGGTAGCGACTACGCGATCGAGCACCTGAATGGAAACACCGGCCTGCTGCTGGAAGACTTGCTCGTGGAGTGCGGAGTGCCAAACGGCTCCTGTATCACCGGCACGAGCGCGTTCACTCTTCGACGCTCCGAGGTATTTGGCGGCGAAAACCTCGTTTGGGTTGAAGAAAACTCGCTGATCGAGGACAACTACATTCACGACCCGGAACCCTATGACCCGGCAACTGACCCGCACACCGATGGAATCCAGATGCCAAGCACGACCGTGAACGTGACGCTTCTCCACAACACAATCTACGGCGGATACCTGTCACAACAGAACTTCGGCAACTCGGCTATCACAACTGGTGTGTCCGTGAACGTCCGGGTGCTAAACAACCTGCTCGCAGGTGGCGGACATACGCTCCGCTGTCCCGCTGAACACGACACCGACCTGCAATGGCACGACAACCGCTTCTCGCGGATCTTCGTGAGCACGGTCGGAGGCTTCGGGCCGATCGACGGCAACTGCCAGTTCTTCCCGAATTCAGGGAACGTCTATCACGAAACAGGGCTACCTATTCCCTTGGGATAGGAAGGAAAGCATGACTAGAAAAAATGCTTTGGTCTTTACGGGCTATACATGAGTGTCCGTAACTTCGACGTAGGCGATGCTCTTACCGTTGACGACGGCGGCATCGGAAATCTAACCTCCGCAGCGTTTACGTACTTTCTTCTAATGAGGCCAGATTCCGTTGCTGGTGGCGATGCTCCGATGATGGCAGTTGGCGATGGTAGTGACGGGCCGCATCTTGGACGCTCTGGCGATGGAATCGTCTATGCCGACGATGACGACTTCACAGGTTCCAGCGGCTCAATGGGCTTCACGACAGCCGAATGGTTCACGACGTTTCTGACAGTGCCGAGTGGTGTCGGTGCCAAGACTGTCCGTTTCCACGCAAGTGAACTTGATACGGATACGTGGGTACACGATAACAGCACTGGTCTGGTCACCGTTCCGTCACTTACGCCGGATGCGATTACCTGGGGACGCTATTTCGGAGGGGCGTCTACCTGGGACGGGAAGATTGCCGCCTCCGCGATCTTTCTGGCGGAGCTTTCCGATGGGGATTGTGAAAGTGTGCGAACCGCCGCTAGCACTTCGTTCCTGCTATCTCTCAGTCCATTCGCCGCTTGGCACTTTAATCAGGCATCTACATCTGACCCTGTACTTGATTTGATTGGCTCTTGTGATGAAACAGTTATTAATGGAACGGACGTAGTTGAGGGTATTGATCCCGCATGGGACTTCTCGCTAGAGGAACCTATCCTACCCACAATTAATCCTATGATTAAGCGAATGCTCTTTACGGGGTTTAGGGGCTAGTATGGCTTTTCCGATTGTTGAAGCTACAGCCGAATCGTCTACCAATACAGCGGGTACGTCGCATATCGTAAACCTGCCCGCAAATATCAAGCCGGGTGATATACTCTTGGTATTCATGGCGCTTGGCTCGACGGCCGCAACAATCAATGCGCTTGCAGGATGGTCGGAAGTCGTAGATGCGGGTGTTGCCAACGGAACGGTAATTCTGTGTAGAACTGCGGACGGCACGGAGGGCGCGACCGTTACGTTTACTTCATCTGCGAATACGCGGGACGCGACAATTACCTATCGTATCTCCAATGCGATGGACGTAGCCGATCAGCTTCCCCAAATTAGCACCGTTGCTACCGGAACGAGCACTGGCCCTGATCCCGGTACATGTACTCCAACAGGTTCTAAAGAGTATCTGTGGATCGCCCAATTCTCCAACGCGGGCGAAGAGGCCGATGATGATACATGGGCCAATACAGCGCCATCGGGTTATAGTGGTCTATTGCAGAAGGCGTGCGGCATCGCCGGCTCGAACCTAGGTGGTATGTGCGCTACGGCTCATCGATCGATTTTCGGATCATCCGAAAATCCCGGAGCATTCAATCAAGATGCGTCTCTAGCCTGGCGGGCATTCACGGTTGCAGTTCATCCACTACCTCCTGTTGGCACCTATCGTATCGCTGACTCTATATATCAGCTTATTCTCGGTATCGGTGGATTGCGGAAGATGCTTAAAATCCCGTTTATGCCACCGGCGGAGGCTTTCGAATATACCGATTCAGCTACCGCTTACCTCGATCTTCAATCTTCTGGTACTGAGTTAGCGGAGTTCGTTGACACTGTAACCGTGTCGTTCGATCTACAGTCAAGTGGTACGGAGTTGCAGGAAGCGGTAGATAGCGCGGAAGTCTATCTAGACCTACAATCGTCAGGTACAGAGACTCTTGAACATGAGACTTTAGACTCAGCAGAGATCTATCTTGATCTTCAATCTAGTGGTACGGAGCTACAGGAGGCTGTTGATTCGGCACAGGCGTATGTCGATATGCAGCCTGCTTCGGTTGAACTTGCGGAGTTCACAGATACCGCAGAGGTTTACTTCGATCTTCAGGCTAGTGGAACAGAGGAGATTTTCACTCCTATTGCCACTGTCCAACCAACACGGATTCCCCCATTCATGCTCAGGGTTCCGTTTGGACTTTTACAGCGAAGATTCCCACTATCGCCTATACAGGGTGTACCAGTTATCGAGGATAGCGCAACTGTCTATCTTGATATTACGATCACGTCTACTGACATTGCAGATGTTGTTGAAACTACAACAGTACCCCTCGATCTACAGTCCTCTGGTACCGACCTACTCGATGTTGTTGACCTTGCCGAGATTTATCTCGATCTGCAAGCCACTTCGGTAGAAGCGGCGGACTTCGTTGATAGCGATAGTATCTATGTAGACCTGTTCGCATATGTCGTAGAAGAGTACCCCGTTGTATACTTCGACCTGGAATCCTCTGGTACAGAGATACACGAGGGTGCAGGCCCACAGGACTATCTCGATAGTGCAACAGTAGGACTATTACTAACATCTTCGGCAGTTGAGTTTACGGAATTCATAGACAGTGCAACCATTCCGTTCGATCTAGTTAGCTCGGGAACCGACGCTGCCGATTTTGTTGACACCCCTGTGGTGGTTTTCGATCTACAGGCGCTAGGCACTGAATCAATCACTGCTATTGAGCTAGCTGAGGTCTATCTTGATCTACTTGTTGCTGGCGCAGATATTCAAGAGTTCGCTGAAAATGCAACAGCGTATCTTGATCTGCTGCCTACTACCACCGACATTGCGCAGTTTGTCGATGCTACTACCATTATCCTCACGATCACACCTACGGGTGTTGAGGACTTTGCCATCATCGATGCTGCGCAAGTTTACCTCGATATCCAGCCCGGTGTCATCTTTGTACAAGTTGACTTTAGTCTAGAGATTGTGGGTTATCAGCTTCGCTGGTCCGTGAAGATTCCTGTAACAAGATGGGAAGTAGTGGGTCTGATCCTACAGTGGGCATTGCTAGAGACAAGGAGAACTACATGGAGGTCATAAAGAAGGGTTCTGTCGAATCTATTATGGTTGGCCTACGTGATCGTCTGGGTAATATCGAGGATTTAGCTCTAGTTACTAACCTCCGATTCGACACAAAGAAGAAGGATGACAATGCAGCGGTCGAATCTGACAAGGCTATCGCACTTGATCCAGAGTATCCGATGATGGCTGTCTGCTCGATCGACAGCACTCTTGCGGGCTATGCTCCTAACGAAGAATACAAACTGTATATCAAGTATACGGCTGGATCAGAAGCTCCAGTGAAAGGCCCATTGTTCTTTCGAGTGGAGGACGATTGACATGGTGCAGGTTGAATTGAAAAGTGAGGATCAGCGTGTTATCGAATTTAAGTTGGAATGGTTACTACACGCTGGCTACAATAGACGGAATGCGAATAGAATTGCAAAAGATCTCGAAATCGACTGGCACATGGCCGTGGATATCTTGAAGCATTCTAATGACCAGCCCTTGTGTATGAGGATACTATATGCCGATGATTGACCCCGAACACAGAGCGTTTATCTTCAAGAAGATTGGCTATACGCCTCACTCAGCGGAACAGTCAGAGGCACATGATTCGGATGCTCGATTCAAGACTGTCTGTTGTGGACGACGGTGGGGAAAGACTACCTTCGGCGCTAACGAAATGACAGCCGCACTCTGCGATCCCTCTGATCCTGGTTACTTCTGGATTGTCGGACCTAACTACGTCCAGGGTGAGAAAGAGTTTCGTATCGTCTACGACAACATCTTCAAGAAGATGCAGCTTAGTCGCGGCGCTAAGAATCAGTATTCTAAGATCAAGAAACAATACAACGTCCCACAGGGACTCATGCGGATTGAGATGCCGTGGGGAAGTGTATTAGAGGTCAAGTCTGCTGAACGTCAGGAATCGCTACTCGGAGAAGGATTAGCCGGTGTAATCATGGCAGAGGCGGCACGACATACCTCTGTTACATGGGAGCAGTATATCCGTCCGGCATTGACAGATAGGAAGGGATGGGCGATCTTCTCGTCTACCCCTCGTGGATATAACTGGTTTCAAGGATTGTGGTTGCTTGGTCAGTTGCGGACTTTGCATCCTAGCTATCAATCGTGGAGGTTCCCGAGTTGGTCTAACCCTATTCTCTTCCCTGGTGGTAGAGACGATCCCGAAATTAAGGAGATGGAAGCAAGACAGTCTCCACAGTGGTTTGCGCAGGAGATTGGCGCTGAGTTTACTGCCTTTACGGGTAAGATTTACGATGAATTCGATATACAGGTTCACGTAAAGCCAATTGAGTACAATCCTCTGTGGACGAACGCATGGGCATTGGATTATGGATGGTCTAATCCCTTCGCCTGCTATGACGTTATGATTGATCCCGAGGATAGCTTTCATATCTGGCGTGAATATCAGGTTGCCCAAAAGACTACCTTTGAGCATGCAGGGAGTCTAATGGAACGTGAGAATCCCCAGGATTATCATGCTGATTGGGGCGCTGGTGACCCTCGCGGGCCGGATCAGGCTAACACTATCTCGATTATCACAGGGGTTCAAATCTATAGTGAAGATATCGGTCAGGGGAATACGCACGAATCTTGGACTCTTGGAATCGAGCATATGCGTCGTCTCCTAAAGATTCGGCCCGATGGTACTACCAAGATGACTATTGATCCGTCTTGTACAGAACTCATCCGTCAGATGGAGCAGTTGCGAGCGATAGAAGAAAAAGAAGGTAAGAACGCCACCGAAGGTCAGCATAAACATGACGATCATGGTCCCGATGCTGTTCGTTACCTTGCTGGTCAGTATTTCGAGAATGGTGCTGGCTCTGCCCTGAGCGATATTTACACTCCTGGTAGTCGGCAAACCGAAGCCGCGACATTCTTTCAAAACAACTCACCATTAGAGAGATATGGCCGTTTCTGATCAAGAGCTAATTCAACTGGCACTTGAAAACCCCGATATCGTGGGTTATGTCAAAACGCCGGATCGCAAGCAGCCTCTGTGGGCTAGACTAACTGGTCGCCAACAGGAAGATCCCCGTAGGCGAGAAACAGGAACCTCATATAGTGCGCAAGGATCAGTTACTCCCGGTACTGCGGTCGGCATTGAACTAGGCTCATCGCGCGGTGGCTTGGTAAGGGACGTTGTACCCACCCTGGGTAATCGTACACAGGCCATTCAAACGTATGAGGAAATGACCAACAGCGATGCTGCTGTTGATGTTTCTCTGAGAGCTGCGAAGACTCCTGTAACGGGTGCTAACTACTTTATCGAGCCTGCGGATCAAACTCCGGAGGCAGCGGAAATTGCGGAATTTGTACATTTCAATCTCTTGCAAGGAATGAACGCGCCGTTCTTGAACGTCCTGGAAGATATCCTACGAATGTACGAGTATGGATTTTCAATAACGGAGAAGATTTATGAGGAACGGGAATGGGCACCTGCGCGTACAGGCGCGAACCGTCGTAAGTATACGATGCTTCGCAAACTTGCTCCGCGTCCTACTCCGACAATTAAAGAGATTAAGTACGACAACAACGGTGGGCCTGTATCCATTGTACAATCCGCTGTGCAGGCTGATAACAAGCCAGTCGATAAGGAAATTGGAATTGAGAAGCTGATCATCTTTACCAACAACCGTAAGGGTGGCAATCTTGAAGGTAAGTCAATTCTCCGGACTGCCTATCGACCTTGGTTCTTTGTCAGTAATCTCTATAACATCGATGGAATCCAGAAGGAACGTCACGGAATGGGATTCCCCGTTGTCGAGCTACCCCCCGGATACAAGACTGCCGATTTGGAGGCTGCTAAAGAACTCGTCCGTAACATTCGTACCAATGAACACGGTGGTGCGGTCGTTCCGCCGAAGTGGGTTCTGCGATTCCTAGAGCTTCCTGGTCAGCCCGTAGATGTAATGAAATCGGTGGAACACCATAAGGGCCAGATCATGTTGAATACGATGACGCAGTTCCTTCTGCTCGGTCTTGAAGGTACTGGCGGTGGTCGAGCTACTTCAGGCTCCCACCAGGATATGTTCAACAAGTCTTTGCGCTACGTTGCTAATCAAATCTGTGACACGATCAATCTCTACTGTGTCCCTTATCTTGTCGGTTATAACTTCGATACCGATAAGTTTCCGAAGTTGCGAGCACGTAATCTCGGTGAAACCAAAGACTTGCAACAGTGGGCATCTGCACTTTCCAATCTCGCTGCACAAGGGTTGATCAACTATACGCCTGAGACAGAGATTTGGGTTCGTGAAATTGCCGATGCTCCCCTGGCTCCGGGCAAACCGAAAGAACAGCCTACAAATGAACGCAAGGGCAATGTTACCTCTGAGAACGATGGTAACTCAGGAGCCGACCCTAGCAATGCGGAAGGTTAGGTGTCTATGAAAGACTACGCAAGGATTATTGGTAAGTTCACTTCGGGAGCTTGGCTAATTACGCCGGGTGCGTTGAAGATGCTGATTGATATCTTTGAGGCTCATCTTACCGGCACTATGACGGTAGATGAACTTCAAAAGAGAATGTCTACTGTAGATAAACGTCAGAACGATGCTACTCTACGTAGACAGGGTAAGGTCGGTGTCCTTAGTATCACTGGGCCAATCTTCCCCAAGGCTAACATCATGACTGAGTTATCAGGCGCTACGTCTGTGGAACAGTTCAGGTCTGACTTCAGAACTATGCTTAATGACGATTCCATCGATGCGATTCTACTGGACGTTGATAGCCCTGGTGGATTCTCGGATCAGATCGAGGAAATGTCAACTGAGATTCGTAACGCTCGTGATACTAAGCCTATCTATGCCATTGCGAATACGGCTGCAAACTCCGCTGCCTATTACATGGCTTCACAGGCTACCAAGATGTACTCAACCCCGTCCGGACAGGTTGGTTCGATTGGTACATACCTTGTAGTCGATGATGATACCCGCAAGCGTGAGGCTCAAGGTATTGATCGTAGTGTTATCAAAGCCGGTCGCTTCAAGGCCGTCGGAGTCGAGGCACTGAATGAGGAACAGAAATCATATCTACAAGAGCACGTGGATGAGTGTAACGATCTTTTTGTTGCTAGTGTTGCTCTTGGTCGTGGTGTCTCTGAAAGCGATGTACGAAATAACTTTGGGGATGGTGGTGTCGTAACCCCACAGAGGGCACTAGAGAACAAGATGATCGATGGCATCAAGACGTTTGACCAAGTAGTGGAATCTATCGGAGTCGAACTAGGAGGTGGTTCGCTAGGAATCGCAGCACGTGGAAGTAGGCAGAGTTATGATGCCGATAAGGAACATTCCGAACCCGGCACAGGGCTAGGTGGAGAACCTACTCCACGTACACCGCCCGAGGAAGGCGATAAGGCAATCGAAGGAGGGTGGCGACGCGATACACCACCTATTGTCGAGGAATTGGAGGCTGAGGAAATGGATAGAGCTTGGCTTGAAGCCCGAGCTACTAGTCTCGGTGTTGAGTTTAATGCGGAGACTACGGACGAGGATTTGTCCAAGGGTGTCGAAGAGAAGATCGATGAGATCATCGTTCCTCTTAATAGGGCAACCGAGCAGGCTGACGTAGATCGTGAATTCTCCGAGAAGTATCCGGAGCGCGCTGCACAGCTAGAGCAGTTGCTTCAGAAGGATCGACAGAACGAGGCGATCACGTTCGCTAGCAAGTACGAAAGAATCGATGGTAACAAGGGTTACTCTACTCTCGTTCGCGAGGCACTTCAGGACGCCCATCTGAAGATTGGGCTTCGACAGTTCTCGCATGAGGACTTGGAGGGTCTTGTCGATAAGCTGTCCGATAAGACTGCAATCGTTGAGTTCGGAGAGCTTGGTTCGGGTCGTACAAAAGACGAAGATGGCCGCGAGCTTCCGACGCGCAACTTCCAGGAAGATCGTGCTCGCTTCGCTGAGTTGGTTAGAACTGCTATGACTGAGGACAATCTGGATCGTAATGCCGCGATTGCCCATGTCTCGGAGACTAACCCCGAACTTGCACAGGCGTATCTCTCCGGCCACGCGACCAAGTAGTAACAGAAAGGAGTGTTGAAATGCCGCCTAGTGCTACTAGGAACTACATTCAGGACAAGGGTTATAACGCGGCTGTGGCTTTGACCAAGTTTCGTGCGGTCAAGTTTTCAGCGGCGGAAACCGTAACTCCTGTTACTGCTATCACCGATATGGTTGCCGGTGTTGTGCAGCATGATGTATCTACTCCTGAAATCGCAAAGGGTAAGGGTGCATCAATCGCAGTCGAGGGTGACACACTGTGGGAAGCCTCCGCTGCAATCACCATCGGACAGAGAGTGTCAATTGCATCCGATGGTCGCTGCAAAGCCTTCGGCGCGGGTGAGCGCATTATGGGTCATTGTGTTGAGGCTGCTTCCGGTGCTGGCAAGTATGCTCGGATTCATCTCGCACTCAATGGCGACGTTGCTGGAACGGCATAGGAAAGGTGGTGAACTAGGATATGATGTACGATCCAGGTACTCTGTACTCCGATCCGATTCTTACGGACTTTTCGGTCGCGTACAATCCGCCCACCTTTGTCGCACTTGATCTTATGCCACAGGTGGACGTGAATACGCAGTCGGGTCGATACAGGGTGTTCGATCGGTCCAACCGTGTTCGCTTCCATTCTAGGCGTGAGCCTGGTGCGGTTGCTAACGAAGTGCGTGGTGGGCGTTGGAGTGAGGATACGTTCAAGACGGTTGAGCACTCACTTCAGGCCGCAGTTGCAGATGAGGAAAGGCAGCAGCTCAATTCTCAGGGTGGACTCGCCAATGAGGTATTCGGTGGCGCGTTGCAGCTTGATCCTGAGCAGGATGCTACTGCACTCATCGGTAACTCACTTCTGCTAGAGCACGAAATCGCCGTTGCTACATTGCTTCGCAACACGGCTACTTATCCTGGCGGTCACAGCATTACGCTTGTTGCGGCCGATCAGTGGGACAACTATGCCGGCGCAACGTCGAATCCTATCGATATCCTTCGTGCTGCTATCAATAAGATCACGTCGGTTATCGGTACCCCGCCGAACATCTTGGCGATGGGTTCCCTCGGAGCTACCTGGTTGGAGAACCATCCCGATGTTGTCGCACGGTTCTCTAACTTCACTCTCACGGATGATGGCGCATTCCAGGAGTTGACGGGCTTCGAAGGCCGGATGGTGCTTATCGCTGACGATAAGTACAATGACGTTGACATTCAGGAAGCAACCGAGACACTTGTGTCTGCATGGGGCAAGGACGTTATCCTCATGTACAATACGCCTAATCTCGGCCTGCGCGATCTTTCGTTCGGTAAGACGTTCGCGCAGATTTATCCGGACGGTAGTACCAAGCCTACGGATAGATGGCGTGAGGAAGGTCGTAAGTCTGACTTGGTTCGTACTTCATGGAAGTGGGATACCAAGGTTACATCGTCTGCTGCGGGCTATCTTATCAAGGATGCCTTCAGCGCAACCGCCTGGTAATCGGAGAGGATCACTATGGCAACTTACGCATGGAGTGATATTTACGTAGGTGGCGAAACGATGGAGGTTCGTGACCGCAAGATTATCGTCTCTCGCAATATCATTGCGAGAGGCGATAAGGTCACGAAGGGTGATATCAGAAAGTTCGATAAGGAATTCTCGGATGAGGAATGGGACAATCTAGTTGAGAATGGTTCTATTCGTGACTATCCTCTCCCCGAGGATCTACGTGACGGTGAATCACCTTCGGAAGCTATTACGCGAAGACTGTATAGCGGTGGTGAGATTGACCAGAACATGCTTCTTGAGCTATCACTGAAGCACCCTCCGGCACTCAATCCACCCTCAGAGGAAGCCGCTGAGGTAGAAGCACCGAAGGGCGTATAGTCATGCCGTTTGTCGATGATGCGGATGTTCAAATTCATCTGCCAGTTGACAAACTAAAGGTTGAGGAAGTCCCTGACGATAGGGAAGTAGCTTACGAAGATGCTGAGCGGATCGTCAGGGGCTACCTCTCCGGAGTTGTCGATGGGCCGGTCATCGCAACGTGGGTTGACGCTGCCTCCACTCCTGTGGAGGTTCGTGCGGTTACTGGCCGCTTCGCAGCCGCATTGCTCTATAGGTTGCGATTCGGACAGGCAAGTACAGACGATCCTAAGTATGCACAAAACAAGTACAAAGAGGCAATGGATATGCTAAATGATATCCGTACTGGTGCCATCGTCATTACAGGCGTTGATATTGCTACGGATTTCGACAATACATGGTTCCAGCCTAACGACGCTTCATTTCCTCCCGTATTCGCAATGGGAGATCAATACTAAATGGCCGGTAGGGTTACCTTCACGTGGACGCCCGATCCCGCTTTGTATGGTGCGAAGCTACAGGCGGTGGCGGCTGCTATCGAGAATCGTACATTGCCACTGGCTGTAGCTAGTGAAACTATGCAGGGGGATATCCGCGAACGGTTTGAAACAGAAACCGATCCTGAAGGTAACCCGTGGGAGGATTGGGCAGATAGCTATCGGGACTATGCTGAGAGCTATCCTAACGTCGGTATTCTACGGCAGGATCAAGAACTCGTAGATGCTGCATCCTCCTCGGAAGCTATGGTAATCAGTCACGATGCGGTTTTTTACCGTACTGATTTACTACCAAGCTACGGACTCGCGCATGAAAGTGGTCTAGAGCAGCGTAAGCATCCTCTTCCCAAAAGATCATTCCTTGGTATGTCTGAGGAAGCTGCGGCGGTTATCTTCGCCACCTTTGCTGAGTGGTTTGATAGATCAATCGATCTGTTTATCACAAGCACGGGCAGAGTCGGTATGAGGCATGCACTACGTGGTGCCGGGGGATTTATCCCCAGGTCATCTGTAGGCAAATCGCCGCTTCCTAGGATCGGTAGGTGATGCAGGATTTCAACGATATCCTCCAACCGTTCGACTTCATCGTTGAATTACTCAACGACAACAAAGCGGACTTGGGCCTCCGATATGTTGCCGAGAACGATGATGAGCTTATACCAGAATATCCTGCCGTCCTGGTTCAGTGTGACAACACAGAGCGCGAAAGGCATGCCACACAAATTTATCGGGTCGTCTTTCATCTTGATCTATGGGTGTTTCACGCGGGTCTGAGTGACAGTATTGCTGTCCGCTCAAGAAAGGATATAGAACTTGCAACTGCAATTAGAAAATTGCTACACAGCAAATCTAGTCTCGACGG